AGTGTACTTGCCTGTGTCTTTTGATTAGTGTCAACAGACATGCCCATTGCTTCTGCCATTGCGTTAAAGTTGTTTGTGTTGATTGTTGCTACTTGATTCATGTATATCTCCTTTTCGTTTGTGTGAGTCTATAGTTATATCACGACACATCTTTTGTGTCAAGCCAATTCGGTCCAATCTTTGCCTCTAATAATAGTGGTACATTAAAGTCCAGTTTCCACTTCTTATTTACTATGGCAAGCAACCTGTCATTGGCAGCATTTATAATCCGTAATACTTTATCCTTCTCTTCTGGGTGCACATCAATCACGATTGAATCGTGTACGGTATTGACGATGCATGATTGCATTTTATTTACCCCTAATAACTTGTCAATGTATATCAGAGATATAGGTACAATGTCAGCCGTGGCAAATGATTGTACAGGAAAGTTTTTTATTTGTGTGAAATATGTCACACTACCATTAGCTCTACGTGTGACATCAGGAAAAGCAAACTCACGACCAGATGGTGTTTTGATTTTGCCAGTAGCCAGTGCCTCACGTGCTAGTTCTTTGTGCCACTTACCAATGCCTGAGTACTTCTTTGTAAACTGCTCGTAATACGCAGCCTCTGCAGGTGTACGACCAAAGCCACTGGCACCATACAGCGGTGCAAATGTGTGTGCCTTGGCTTCCTGTCTTGATATACTCTGACCTGCATCAGTAATAACCTTTGCAGTATATGAGTGTACATCAAAGCCTGTAGTCACTTCGTCAATGGCAGTCTTATCCTGTGATAGGAATGCAGCCACACGAAATTCTAACTGTGCAAAGTCAGCTTCCATTATGTGCCCACCATTCCAACGTGACTTGAATACTTTCTTGACAGGAAATGTACCGCCACGTGGCATGTTCTGCATGTTAGGATCAGCCCCTGATAACCTACCTGTAGCTGTACGATGTTGTAGTAAACGTACATGCAACTTACCGTCCTGTTTTACGTGAGTAGATATACCTTCCACAAAACTTGACAAGTAAGTATCAACAGCAGAAAGCCTACGTACTCGTTGTAAGAAGAGTACTGCGTCTTCCATGCCACGTTGTCTAGCCACACCTTCAAGGTATTCCAATTTATCTTTACTTGTTGCGAAACCATTTGCTGATACCCATTTCTTTGTAGGTGCTTGGAACTTTAGCCCAGCAACCATTTTACTATAATCAAGAAAAATATAACCCGTGCTATTGCACTCAGTGCATCTATTAGTTCTGGCGTATAGTGTTCCATCTTTCTTGACCTTTCTGATTTGTCCGTTGCCATTACAGGCAGAACATCTTTTTGCTTTCTGTTTGTACAACACATCTGTGTTAGCACGAACAGTACTACGGTACTCTGTGTCTGTCATGTGATAGTCTTCAAACATATCAGCCCATACCTTTTTGTCCTTTGGTTTTCTGCTGTAGATAACCCAAGACAATTGCTCTGGACTGTTCAAATTAATTGGCCTATCACCCATCAAGTCACGTACCTGTTGTTCAAGTTCTTGTACCAACTGATCACGTTCCTGTTCAAACTCTTTGCGTACCTCTTCTAATGCGTCCTTGTCCACACTAAACCCACGTTGATATATCTTGGCGAGGTGTACAGCCAACTGATTAGATAACTTAACTGTTTCTGCCAGTGTACTGCATTCCTCGTATGATGTCTGCAAACGTAGGTATAGTTGCTGCGTAGCATGTAAGTCGTGGGAGAGGTACTCTGACAACTCTGCGTGTGGAATGTCACGCACAGAGTAGCCCTGCTTGAAGTATTCCTTCAATGTATCCTGCTTCTGTGTGTCAAGGCTGTACCGTTCAGCACAAGCTTCAAGAGACAGGGGTTCCTTCTGCCCACGTTGCAACACATACTCACCCAACATGGTGTCAAAGATTTCACCTTCATAGGTAAAGCCTGACTCCCATAACCATATTAGATCGTGCGCTGCGTTGTGCATAATTAGAAGGGCGGTGCTATCCAATGCTTTCTGGACAATAGACCGCCCCTCTGGTGTAGGTGAATGCTCAGAGTGATCAAAAGTAATAATGCTCTCGTTTCCAAGATCATCTAGCATACCTACCTGTACTAATGTATTCTCAGGTTCAAACGGATCAAGATGTAGCTTGCCGTTACGTTTCACCACAGTGTTTTCAATGTCAAGGGTAAGGTGTTTCATTTATTCAATTGGTCCTTCATGCCAGTAATCCCAATCATCAATTACCATATTGTTGTATGTTGCGTCAAGGTCTTTTTGAAACTGTTTGTCATTTGCTTTTTCCTGCATAGCTTCTAATGCTTCTGTAAGCGTAAGGTTAAACCGTTTCATTTGTGACACTAAAGATATTGCTGTTAGTTCATCATTTGTCATTTCATTTCTCCTACTGGTGGGTTGTTCTCGCCATTGTTAGCTTTTTCTTTTTCCATTGCTCTCTGCTTTTCATCGTATGACATTTTGCGAATGGGTTGTGTCAATGCATCCCATGACACAGGAAACTTTATGCTCATGTAGTTACTGATTTGTTTTGCAACTTCCCTTGTCTCTGCTTGTGTGTCAGGAGCACAACGTAGGTTACACATATCAGCAAAGGCATCAAGGCTACCTGACCAATACCACTCAGTCATCATTGACTGAGGCAGTATCATACGTGCTTGCTCTGGGCATACACCTTCGTCTAGTAGCTGTTTGTATAACCCTTCTATTTTATGATACTGATATGCTACATTCGCATTGGACTTTACCTCACCAGAACTTCCTTGCTTTACATTCTCAGCACGTCCACGCCAGTAATCAGGTTTAAAGAACTCTGGCTCTTCATCTACGTACCTACGGCTGATCTCATTCCAGCGTAAGAACTTATGTTTCACAAGCTGACGTGCTACAAACACTGGTGCTTTCACATGGAAGCTGGCAAAGCAGTGACCAAAGGGTGACATGTGCTTGTGTTTTGCGAGATAATAAATAAGCTTTTCATCCTTTTCCTCAAGCACCCACTTGCCTATCATATTATCAACACAGATCATGCCTGATCTTTTACCGAATGATACACGGGCAGCATTCACTACTGTAATATCACCGCCCATATGATCTAACTTAGTTACTTTTATCATTCTTTATTCTCCCTTGCTTTTGCTAACCGTTCAACTGCTGCTGCTCTTTGTTCATCAGAGAGCTTACGTTTAATCCTATATGGATTTTTACCAAACCTAAAGGGCCAGAGGGCACAGTCAGTACATGGGCATTGGGCTACCTCATTAGAGGTATAGTTACAGTCCAAACATTTGGCACGTATAGCCTTCATAGGATTTGTAATCATATCATTTCCTCATGTCTTTGCAGATACTCCACTGCGTTTCTTATTCGGTTAACGTTATCATTGAATGCACCAAGACCAGTGTTGCAGTGATGACATAACCAACCTCTAAATGTTTCTGTGTCATGGCAATGATCAAGCACCCAACTTTGTAACTTCTTCTGTCCCTTACGCCCTATCTCTTTAATGCCACGATTACATATGGGACATGTGTAATCATCTAATGGGTATGGGTTAGTATTTTTCAAGTGGGCTATCAACTGCGAGTGATTACGTTGACAGGTTCTGCATATTCTTTTGTATTCCACAGTGCCAGACGCATAGGTTATATGATTAAAGTTATCCAAAGGCAATGTAATACCACACTTATTGCATTCTAATCCGTCATCGTAGTGTTGTAATACAACGTCAAATAACTCTAACTGCGTCAAACCTGATACCTCGCAGTCTTGTATTCCAATTCACAATGAACAACACCGTGCCACCCACTTAGTTTATTCTTCACGACATTCAAGTGGCGTTCATTATCTTCTTCGTCTTGCCCATCAACCACAGGGTTCTTAGCAATCAGTATCATTAGGTCAGCTTCTGCTGCCTTACCTGTACGTGATCCTTCCATCATACTCTGATTCAGTAACACCTTGCCCTCTGCATCAGCAGATAGCTGAGACATGTAAAAGATAGCACAGTTGTGTGCCTTTGCAATCTGACGGGCATAGATGGCATTAGCCTTCAGTGCTTCATCAGGACGAGCATAGCCACCAGTACGTGCAAACTTGTCACCCATGTCTAAGATTACAATGTCAGGTTTGTATGACTTGCACACGGACTCCACCCATGACATGTCACGATCACTTGCATCCTTGATCTTGATGTTGTTAGTCACAAGGGAATACAGATCACGTGCACGGGAAGGATTATTCTTGACCTCTTGCATGGTCATGCCAGTGGCGGCAGTCAAGTACCTTGCCCCAACACGGTGGGATGCCTCTTCATTACACAGGATCACACACTTGGCACCTTGATGTGCAAAACCATTCGGTCCAGCAATCAGTGATGCATGGAATGATGTCTTACCTGTGTTAGGACGTGCACCTACCTCAATCAAATGCCCTGCATTTACACCCTCTACCTTACGTGTGAGGGTAGGTATATTAAACGTCCACTGTGATTCCAAGTCATTCTTTGCAAGCAAAGTTTCAATGTCAATGTCATCCCACTCAATACGTAGGTCAGGTGTGAAGTCATCTGAATACCGTTCCAGTATATCACGTAGGGGTTCAAGGCTACCCTTTGTACCATTCACATAATCAAAGCCAAGGTTAGCAATGTCTTCGCCTACGACCTGTTGAAACAGCTTAGACAACACTTCTTGTGCTACGTCACTACCCATTGGTGACTCTTTCTTAATCTGATTAAACAGAGAACTGTAAGCTTGTTTCTGTGCGGTAGTAAGAGTAGGATTGTTTGACATAAACAATGCCTCAATCTCGTCAGGTGTAACGGTACGTTCATACCTATCCATAGCACGATCAATAGCTTGCTTGATCTTACGTACATCTTTACTGAACAGTCTGTCAGGACACTTGGCTCCACGATGATCCTCGTAGAACTCTTTGTCCATAAGACTGCGTATCAATGATAATTCCATTATGTTTCTCCTAAGTGTTGTAAGTTTTTAAAGTCGGTAGGGTTACGATATTTTAGGTCATCAGTCAGACGTAATACCTTTACGTTGTCTACATAACCTCGTAGTTCTTTTGCAAATTGCAATGTCTTTGGTAGGGCATCGGGGTCAAGTGCAATGATTACCGTTGTGAACCGTGATAAGTACTGCTTATGTACCTCAGAGAGTGACGTACCCAACACTGCTACCCCGACATATACGTCACTCTCTGAGCATCCAGAACTGCCTGTCGCACCTACAATAGCTGCACTCACACAGTCCTCAACGACTACCCCTGTTTTACCATGTCCATACACGTATGGCAAGGGGTTTTTTCCATATCTTTTCCACTTTGGTAACTTTTTTCCTAGTGCTCTGCCTGTGGCATCCACCATGATGTTGTTATGTACCACAGGAAATACGACACGGTGCTCACGAACATCATACAACAAACCTAAACTTGCAGGATGCAGTTTCCAATAGTCACAAAAGCTTTGTATCATGCTATTGTCTCTAACAATCCACTCAGGTTTCTGAAATATAACTGCCTTTGTCTCTTCAGCTACTGTGCCTAGTGACTTACGAATGTCATCACTGGTCAAGTGAGTACGTGTACCACCAGATACATAACATCCTGCCTTATAACAGTTCCACATAAGCTGCCCCATGTTATTGGTAGCGGTAAACGTCTTTAATCCCCCACACACAGGACAGTTAGTACGTTTAGTCTCACCATTAACTAAGTGCATATCACTTATGTATTCTTTTATATTCATCATGTATCACTCTCTGTGTTGTTCGTTTCACTCAAGCATACAGACATGTCACGTTGTGTCAAGGCATTATTTGCACTTTCAAATGTATGCTTCATGTATGGTTTCACAGATGCAACATGTGTATGACCTGTCACTGACATAATCTGAGGTAATGGTACACCCTTATCAACCATTTGTGTTACTCCTGTTCTCCGTATGTCCATAAGACGTAGCTCTTCGTCTAGCTTTGCTAACCGCATAACCCTTCGTCCAACCTTAGACAGTCTCTCCATTGCATAGGGCTGGAACAAACCACCACGGGGTTGTGGGTGTGGTGCAACCCACTCTTGAAAACCAAAGTCTGCTTTTTGTTCAAGCAACATCTCGTTCAAGTTATCACTGATAGGTAGGAACACCTCTGATCTACGTTTGCTTTGCTCCAACGTAAGCTGTTGATTCTTTAAGTCAAGGTTATCCCAACGTAACATACGCATGTCACCTAAACGCTGACACCATTCGTATGCCATGTGTACAATCAGCCCAATGTTACGGTACTGAAAGTCACTGTACGCCACGTCAAGAAACTTGTTCACTTCACCGTGTGTCCAGATAACTTTACGTTGCTTCTGTTGCTTACGTTTGATCTTGGCAAAGGGATTCTGCTCTGCGTACTCCATTTGAATGGCATAATTGTACACTCTACTGGCACATGTAGCCGCATGATTGGCAAAGCTAACGCCACGTTCAACCCATTGTTCGTATGCATGTTTTGCAATCTTAGGTGTAACGTCTTTGTATTTCCGACAACCAATTGTCTGATGAACAATGGTCAAGAAGTACCTGTAATCTACTTTAGTAGAGTCACGTAACATCTTGAAATCATTGGACAAGTAATAAAAGTTTATAAGGTCTGTGACCTTGCTGCTTGGCTTTAGCTTTACAACTTTAGCTTGTTCTTCACGGTATGCATCTATCTCCTTGTTGTAGTTACGGGCAATCTGTCTGACCACCTTTGGATCATCACCCAACTCTTCACGGCTAAAGCCTACGTTCACCAGTGTCTGAGGTGGATTGAAACGGTAAGAGATGTCACCCGTAGGTGACACTCGTTGCTGTACATATCGTGGCAATGTTCTCATTAAGCAGCTTCCAACTGAATGAAACGGTTATCAGATACCCACTTGCTCACTTCTTGTTCACGACTAAACATGCTGATAGCCTGTGTGTCATTACCTGTATTACGTAAGTTGAACCCGTTACGTTCATCAGCATAGCTGGCATAGTTTGTGAAGGCAGAATACAATGCCCACTTGTTATGCCCACGTGTAGCTGCTTCTTGGCAGTACAGGCTGTACATTTTCTCTGCCTTACGACGAGATGAAATCATCTCTTCAAGCAAAGACTTGATGTCCACATACTTTGTGGAAGTCTGCGCCCACACCTGCATCTTGGCAGTCTCTTCGTAGAAGTCACGCCGTGCACGTACCAGTTCCTTAATGAAACCGTCCAGTGTAAAGTTGGATGTGTTCTTCTTACGCACCTTGTCATACTCGCCACGGATCAGCCCATTGGTACAGAAGAAATCAATAGCACCAAAGAAGGCTTGGTTGCTGCATGATCCATCAATACCATGTAATGATATGATACGATTACCCAACGTAGTTGTGTGCTTGTCACTGCTAATCTCCACTTGCATGTCAGGCAGAGTAATGTCCAGCATAGACCATGCACCATTACGTGCAGACCGCCACTTAAACCTAGCATTCGCCATCTCTGATGGGTCAAGGTTCTCTGTGATTGTATCATACACACCACGGTAGAAGTCACCGTGTGACGCACAGGTAAACTTATCACCTACAACACCAAGGTATTCACCTGTGTCTGCATTGATGACATATTTTTTATCCTTCACTTTAGTGGGTTCAAACTCCACAGGAAAGTCAAGGTAGTATGGTACGTCAAAGTTTGTAATATCAAATGGCATCATTTGTCTCCTTCTAATTGTGCACGTATATCTGCTAGTAAGTCTTTGAGTTTTTTATTGTTTGCCATGCGGGTATTAGGTAGTATCTCTTCGCACATTTTTAGCAAACGCAGTTCAAGTTCTCTTGTCATTCAGTCTCCTTTTCATTTGGTATGTGGCAACTGTGCCATAGTTATATAAGTATGTCAACACTTACTTGTAAAAAATGTGTGATCCATACT